GGGCAGCTGTCGAACTGTTTACATTTGGAAGATTAACATCTCTCTATTCTATTTTGAAAAAGGATGATACAAAAGCAATTGCAGAAATATATAACACCCGTTATCATCATCTGAAAAGCTGGCTGCTTTCCTTAGTTGAAATAAGAAATTTATGTGCTCACTATGGCAGAATTTACAATATGCCTCTGAAACAAAAGCCGTATCTATTTAAAGAATACAGCCAGTATCAGACTTCCAGAATCCAAAAAGTATTTCCAGTGATGATCGTCATGAAATTGATGCTTGAAAAATGCAAATCGCCGCAATGGAAATCTACATATCATGAATTATGTGCATTATTTGAGGCGTATTCAAATGTCATCAATCTATCATTTATTGGATTTCCGGATAATTGGAAATCTGTCTTGAAACCTAATGATATAGATATGTATCCTGGCGACACTGTTAAAAAAGCGTCTGATGAAAAAGTTTTAAATGCTTCAAAACATCTGATGGAACGCAATTTGGATGTGTACAGTGAATTGTCCAAGTAAAGCTATGAAAATCAGATCGCTTTAAAATGCATCAAAATCCGCTTGTCCGGCAACCTCATTCCACCCTGAATACTCATCATTTTCCCGTTCGGTAAACATATCGTTTATCAGTCCAATTGTCAGCAAATCCAGCTCGGTCATAGAAAGACCGAGCTGTTTGCATCTCAGGAGAAAAAGCGGAGTTGTCATCGGGCGGTCAGTCTGGCGATGTTTTTTTTAGACTCTACCTGCGTTGCGGTGTTCAGTCCCCAGAGTTCGATAAGCTGAGGAAGAATCTCATAAATGCTGAATGTGTTGAATTGTTCCAGGAAATCATCAGGGTTGTCAGGAATATTGGAATCAGCATGTTTTGCCATGATGTAAGCGATATTTTCAAAAACTTCAAGGCTTTCAATACCGATTTCGCTTTTGTTTTCATCACCATCAGTGACTTCAGTTTTCAGTGCAGCAAAATCCTTATAAATATCTCTGCGGAATTTCAGACGATAAAGACGTGGCACAGCAGCACTTGCCTTGAACGGCACTTCAATCCCATCAATCGTAATATTTTTCTGAATAGCCATAGTAATACCTCCTTAAGATGACTTGGCAGAAGACTTAACTGTCGTATCAGGGTTATACGGCATCTTGAACCAGTTATTATACACCGCATCTGTGGTGCTTTCAGTAGTCTTGGATTTCACAAGACCTGTCGGCAAAGGAGTAGCTTTCAGCGACAGCTTTTCGGTCTTGACTTCTGTGCTTTCCTCAGTGGTTGCAGATTCTGTTGCAGGTCGAGAAGCGGAACAGCAATACATCACGTGTCGGATATGGTGCTTGTCACCCAGAAATTCAAACATCAATGCAAACTGTGCAAGTTCTGTATCATTCTTTTCCACCAGAACACCATTATTATCAAGGATTTCTCCTAAGATTTCAGTTGCAAATTCGGTTGTGATAAGGGCGATTTCAAGGTCACCTGTATATCCTGCGTTATTGTTGATGACATAATAAACGCCGTTATCCGCAAAAAAGTTCTCTGCCTCGCCGTTTGCATCAATAGAGAGCGATACAGCACCGGGGAGATGTTTTGACGGACCATATGCAGGAACGGTCTTGTTGCCGTCAGGATCTTCGCCCCACTCATTGATTTTTGCCCAGTAGACGTTCTGCAAACCGAATTTAACCTTGTTTTTCTTGTTCGCCATTGGTTATACCTCCGTTTCGTAAAGCACTTCATAGAGCTTTTCCGACTCTATCCATACTTCTGATTTTGTGTAATAGATTTTATGACGTTTCAGAACCTGTTCTATCTGTTTTTCAAGTTCAGGATTCTTAATATCTGTATAAAGTTCAATATCCAGTTTCTTAAAACTGAAATACATTTGATTATCCGCTGAAAATGTATTTTCTCCAGGAGATAAAAACAACAGAAAAGGCGGTGCAGGGCTTTCGCCCTCGGCAAAATGATGATAGGCGAAAGGCAATCCCATTTCCTCCATCATTTCAGCGATCTGTTCGTAGGTCATGACAACGCCCCCTCGATTAAATGCTCCAGCAACTGTACACCGTTTTCTTCCGCAGGAGCAATGTGCGGTTTGCCGGATACCCGACCTCCGCCACGCTTGGCATGCCCCTTTTCCAGCAAATGTGCCAGCTGATACCTGTTTTTAGAATGCACAGTCATTTCAAGAGAATGGCTGTTTTCCTTTGTTTTTTTGGAAGTCCAGCTTTTTGAATACGCACCTGTTCGCTTTGGTGCATTGGAGGATATTTCATCTTTTACAGACTTTGCAGTCTTTCTAACCGCCTTTTTCATTGACGTATCTGCAAGGTCAGCATATTCCGTCAGACCTTTCATAATCTCATCAGCCATTGCATCAATTGAAGTCA